TCAGCGCGTAAGGTGTCAGGTCTTGTGCCGCATAGTTGGCATCGCCGTATGCTTTAGTGACTGCATCCTGCGCTGCGGCAGGGTCAAGCAGATTAGTTACAGCAAAGCCGCCCATGTTAATATCACCCTCCATGGTATCGCCCGTCACGTTGTATAGATTTCCTGTGGCAAGCTGTAGTGCAAGAATATCGGTATAATTGGTAGTAATCTGGAACTGCATCCCATCATTGGTGCCGCCATACGCCGTAAACGATGCAATGAACGTGTCGTTAGTACCACCCATAGAAATGAGCGTTGCATCATTACTCGTGATCTGCGACTGTAGGCTCACATTCGTCACGCCGTATGCTATCAGTGACGCCTTGTTGGATATGCTCGTTACTGATGCAATATCCCACGGACCCGAGCTGGCAACGTCAACCGATATAGTGTTTACACCCGACTGAGCGCCACCAGTAACTGTGATATCTGCACCAGCATTTATCGTATTGGTGAACGTACCACTAGACCCACCGCCCCCAGCCGCACCATTGATATCAACACTGCCATCGCTGTTGGCCGAGAACGTCACATGGGTCCCCGCACGATACGGACCATGTAGCGCCGTCCCGGTATAGACAAACCCCTCCCAATCCATCGGGGTGGTAAGATCCAAAGCCGAAGGCGACCCAGCAACCGTTGTCTCTATGATCTTGCAGCGACCCGAGCCTGTATAGAACCTGTCCGTGCCGGCGTTAATCATTATCGTGTACCAGAAAGTACCGTTGGTGGCGGTGTCGGTTGACGCGAATGGCATGGTGAACGATCCGTCAGCCTCGACCTTTGCGGTGTTGGTCACAGTGATAAAGCCTGCCACGTTTGGCGTATAGCCTATATACATGGTCGCGGTCTTGTCGGCCAGGTTCGTGTAGGTGGCGCCTTTCATCTTGAGCAGGGCGCGGATGATAGGGGTGCCGCCCTGTATTAGCTCGACAGGCTGCAGGGTCCGGCCAGGATATTGGACGTCAACGGGAACATCATAGCGAAGGTCTTGGCCAAAGCTGACCGAGGCCATCAGGCAAAATAAAGCAATCAATTTTTTCATAGCATCCTCTTTAATAAAAAGCCGACAAGTCAACCCGTTATGGTCAGCGATTAAACAACCAAACGGGGGTAAATATAATCCTCAATGCTCGCACCTGTGAGTTCAAGTTTGTATCATGTGTTGCAGTATAGTTGGGATCGGCAGGCCACGCCTGCTTGACAGGGTTGGGCTGTGGGTCAGAAAAATCAAATTGCATCACGGTGCTGGTATAAGCTGCTTGATTTGTCCATCCCTCCCACCTATAGTATTGGCCGTTAAATGTCCATCCCTGCGAGTCAAAGTCATGGCCAACCTGATTGGTTGGCCCGGCCCGCCACACCAACGGCTGGTAGTAGACATCTGCAGTGTGCCCCATATCATTAAGCGCGTCCGAGTATCCTAACACTATTGTGCTGTTGCGCTGGCGCCCGCCTAAATACGCCCATGTAGAGAATGGTGCAGAGTAGTCAATCGCCGCGCTCACTGCATAGAGCAATAAGTTGTTTGTCTGATTCGTCCAACCGGCAGCGGCCCAATTCAATAACTGTGTTGTGTAGCTGTCGCTTGAGTTTACTAGAGCCCCGCCGGAGGCTCCCCATCCAGCTCCATTGGTCCCAGCAAGCTCCTCATCCAGCCCGGTCCCTACATTCCACTTGATTAGGCGTTCCTCCCACAGTGCAAGCTGTAGGTCATCCAAAAGCCACGGGCCCACGATATCGCCGCCCTCTATGAATCCCCACCCGTTGGTGGTTGGGTAGTCTGTCCACATTATGTCGCGTGGGTCGGTCCAATCGTGGATGTCCGGGTCGTAAAAGGTTGCACGCCGGAACCCGTTAGTGCGGTCGATATTGTCAAGCACAGTCTGCCATGTATGGCTTGGTGCGAAGGGTATATCGGTCGATTCAATCTCTTCGGTGTCAAGGAAGTTGGGCGCGTTATTGCTGACCCAGTTCTGCATGGATCGCCAGAAGTTTGTTTGCTGCGGGACATAGCTGCCTCTACCTACGAAGCCGGGTGCCTCCGTCTGCATTAGCAACCGCTGGTGCTCCCTTATAGATACGACCAACTCATTGATCACACTGTTAGAAGTATAGTAGCCCCACGCGGTCACGTCGGTGAAGTTGGTGGAGTGGGCCCGTACCGAAGCCAGAAGTAGTAGGGCTATGAGCAACCGCCTCATCAATGCGCCTGTATCCAATCGGCCTTGAGCGTGCTGTCGGTGTCCATGGTGGCGACCTTGTAAGGCTGGTCGATCTCAACCCAATGCACGCCGCTAGAAGAATCCCAACCGAGATAGGCGGGTACAGTTGGGTCGGCGGGGATGCTACCACTGCCGCCCGTGAACCATCCCTTAGTTCCTGCCGTGTCGGTGCCGTAGACCTTGCTCGCGCCGGGTGCGTCTGAGTCACCAACCAGATGCGTCTTATTGTCTGCTGTATCGACCGTGATTGAGTCCTTGAAGTTCACGCTCGACGGCAGGGCACCGTCCACCACGATCTGCCAGTTGTTCTGCGTGCGTTCGATGTGGCCGCCAAAGACGTCCAGCCGCGTCAGGATCTCGTCTACGCCGTTGTAGAACGTGGCAGGCACCTTGGCTATCGGATCGCCAGACTTCATTATATTTGTCAAGAGCAAACCCATGATCAAGTATCCTTAACGTAGTCGCCCTTTGAGTCAACATTGCGGGTCAGCTTCCATGTGCCAAGTATGCGGTTGTCCTCGGTCGCCCGGATCGATGTGTTGGTGTCTGCTGCGTGGGTGTCGGCATAGGCTACGGCTGCGGCCTCACTCAAAAGAATCCACTCGTCAGTCACGATCACCCTGCTCCGGCGGTAGGTGTCACCAAAGTTCGCCAGTGTCTCCTGCGTCTTTTCGTAGTTGGTCCGAAGCGCGTGCGTGTCCGTTATCCATGATATATCGCGTAGTGCCATTCGTTCACCTATTTCATTGCTAAGAGGTCTGCGTTCTGCTTCTTTATATCCTGAGCAACTTTCAGTTGATCCTGGGCGAGCTTTTTCATCTCGGCTTCAAGTTCCTCCTTGGCTCGTACGGCTTTCAGCACTTCACCCTTTTGGACCTCAGCCAATTCCTTAATCTTTGCTCTCGCATCTACAGCATCTACAAATGCTTTATCTTCTTTGTTGAGTCCTACCCCTCGACCCAGCTTTACCTTAATCTTTTTAAGTCGATCCTCGTCAGCCTTGACGTCATCACCAACGGCATTGTCCTCTTTCTGCTGCGCTATAAAGTCTGCAACATTAAGTCCGGCACGCTCCTGTAAAAACTCTAGCTTCTCCTTTGCATCTTTGATTAGATTATCGGCGGCCTCAAGTTGGTTGGCTCCTTTGTTCTCAAAAGCAAAGGGGATCTTTATTGGTTGAGCCTTGGCCACTAATGGGGCAATAGGAATGTTGGCCACCTCTTTGTTCTTCTTCTCTAATTCTTCCAGCCTAGCCTTTTCTGCTGCATGGAAGTCGGCGAGAATCTTGGCCTGTTTTTTTGCGCTCTTGTCTGTGATGTCAACAAGATCATCATTCATCTTCTTCCACTTTTTCGGCAAGTCAAGCACGTTGTTCTCGTACTCGGAAAAGATCAGCTTGCCCGATTCTATAAAAGCACTTGTATCAACTTCAAAGGCGTCTTTGCCACCACTCTTTATGAAATCCCACGACTCTTGAACTGCCTTCTTGAGTAGAAGGAATCCCTCCACTTGATTGTTTATCCACTTACCAATGAACTCGCCAAGCTGCTTGAACGGCGTAGATATGCAGACCCCTACGGCCTTCATCACAACGCCAACCTTCTTGCCCATGCTGATAAAGTTGTCAACGAATAACTTGACTTGCATGATCAGGGTATTAACCCCGCCATTGGCTGCCCACTCCTTGAACCGCTTGGTCAAATCGCGCACCTTGGCGTTGACCTTATCAAAGATGGCGGCCATGCCCGCGCTCTCTATGATGGTCGTTCCTATCTCAATGCGGGCTTCTTTTAGTGTCTCACCAAAAGCCTTCATCCTGTTGGATGTGCTGTTGGATGTGCGTTCGTAGTCGCCCAATGCGTTCTTGCTCTGCGTGGTAGCTATTTCGAGAATGGCCATAGCCTTGGCCTGTTGCATTGTTGAGCCGGTCGCGTTCTGTATGGCTACAACAGAATCCTTGAAATCCTTTGTGTCCTGCCGTATGACAATGCCCAGAGACTTGGCAGATTCTGTTTCGCCCAGTAGGGCTTTTGTCAGGATCTCTGTTGCTCGCTTGGCACCGCCTTCGATATTGGAAAATGATGCAACGTCACCACCTAGTCGGGCAACCCTGTCGCTCAATTCAAGGGCTGCATCGGCTGTAAAGCCAAACCCGGTCAGAAGGTCGCCGGTAGCCGATAGCATTTCCTGTGCAGATGTTTGCGCAAGGTCGAAGTCTCCGGCCAATGATTTAGCCATCTTATCGGCCTTGTCGGCAATCTCTCCGAACACAACGCGAAACTTGCCAGCTATCTCTTCCGCGTCAGAGCCAGCCTTTACAAACCATGCCGTTGCGCCAACCGCCGCCGCCGTCCATGCAATCAGGTGCTTGGTCGCCGTCTTGATAGCTCCGCCGAGCCGCTTGAGCCCGGCACTAGCTGCACCTAGCCCCTTGCCCGCTGCGTTCTTCGCCTGAATTATGATCGATACTTTACGTTCAGCCATCTGTCCCTCGCTGTCTAATCTCTTTGATAGCTTTCCCGAAGTTCATCTCGGCGCGTATCTTGGGGTCGGTCATGCTGGGCGGGTCGCCCTTGGATCTGTTCTGTTGCACCACCGCATTGATCTGTGTGAGTAGGTAGTCCTGGGATACAGAGCAGGTCCATACCTCTGGGGCGGTACCGGTCGATACGCAAAGCTGCGCAATCAGGTCGCCCCAATTGCTCCCCGACTCATCATCCTCCTCATCCTCCGCGCCAGGATCATCCGACATCTGCCCAACTATGGCAGACACGGCCACCGTAAGCTCCTCGGTCGTGCAGGCCATGGTCTTGCGGAAAACCTTGAGCGTTTCTTTAGCTCCCGAATGCGATTGAAGATGGTCAAACGCGCCCGGCACCCGAGCGTTCGCCATGGCATAGGCCAGGCACACTGTCTCGGTATCGATGTCGCCGTCAAACCAGGTGCATGCCTCGGCGTACCAAACGCTTGCCTGGATTGTGAACGGCCACAGCCAGAGAGCACCGGCTTGCGTCGGTGTCCCTGCAGGAACCGTTGACCCGCCGGGCGGGTTCTCAATCATCCGCGCTAGATCGTTCAGATGGATCTTGTCGGACAGGCTCAACTTCAGCCCCATCGCTTCCAGACTCTCGATCTCCGCTTCTGCTAGATGGTGCAAGTGGCTCGTCACGATTTGGCCTCTTTGTGATTACTTCAATGTTGCGTTTCATCAGGTTCGTGCCACGTTCTGGAACACAGTCACGCTACCTGTAGCATATCCAGTGTTCTCTTGGTCCATGCTCGGCCCTGCGCTCAAGGTCCATCCGGTATCAACCGAGCCGCCAATGTCGCCACCACAACCAACCAGGTCGTTGGATGCTTCAACGCGCCCGCCATAGACATCCATGCAAGCGGTTGCGCCTGCGCTGTCCAGTTGGATAGCCGCACTCACGCTCTCGGTGATCGATGAACCGGTCAGCCGCGTGTTAGTGTCAACAGTGTAACCAAAGCCCGTTGCTCTGCGACTTACTGCCACTTCAATGCCGGTCGGTGCGTACTTACTCACATCGGAATCGGCTGCTGGGCAGGTCCGGCCAGTAATCGTAAAGGTCGGGTATGCGGTATTTTCGGTGCTCAACTCATGGCTGAGAATCACGTTGCCACCAATGACAGTGCCAAGCCGAAAGTCTGTACCAGACGTGTCATAAATAGAAATGGTCTGAGCACATAGTCCGTACACGCAGGTGATATCGGAGAAAGTATCATACATTGTCGAGGCTTCGACATCGCCAAAGGAGTCGAAGCATTGTGCCTCGCTCTTATTGGGCGATTCCGAGCTACTTATCAAGTGGGCGTTCGTATCTGCGAAGCCCCAGTAATCTGTGTCTGCTCCAAAGCTCATTTTGGTTCCTCTTGTTCTTGCATCTTTCGGCCAAGCAACTCGCGCAATCCGCGAAGGCCATCGTCGTTCTCATACTCGGCAAAGAAGTTTGTGGACGTGCCACCCAAGTCTATGCCCCGTTCATGTGCGGCGCGCAACCAGAACGCCCAAGATGCCCTTTGCTGCGCGTGCCTGCCGTCACTTGTGTCAATACCCCACGACTCTATGTAATCAACCGTCTGCCCACGGTCATGCTCATAGAGCGCCAGCATTAGCATCAGTGAAGGCGATCCCAAAAAATAGTTTGTCTTAAAGTGTAGGCACGCACCGAGGGCAGGGTAAAACTCCTGCCGATGTACGACCGGCAACGGATCAACGCGCCACACCGGGCAGCCTACTTGGTCCAACGATTCCATGTGGTCGATCTTCCCGCCACTGCCATTGTCCCACGTTTTCAAATACTTCCACGAATGAAGCTCAAAGAACCTCGACCACTTGCCCTGCAGGTGCGGGTAGGTCAGGTAGCCATTGTTGAGTCCCCAAATCTCGCCCTTGCAATACTTTTCAATATCAATCCGTCGCTCGTTAGCGGTCGGCCCCATCCCCAGAATTGTAATCTTGCGCCCCATTACTCTCCTTGTTTTAGTATGACCTTTAGGCTTGCCTCTAGCATCCACACCGGCACCTCGCCTCCGCGTGCGTCTGGTATAACGTCTGCAAAAACTCTAGGCTCGCTCTGCATCTGGAACCGCATCACGTTGGCAGAAAAGTTCTCTTTGCTGGGTAGGCTTGTACGGATGATGGTGCCGAGCGTCTGAGCCTCGGCCCGTTCTTTGAAGACGCCCTGCAATAGCGCGTCCATCCCCCACTCGCCACAACCGCCGGGGGTGTCAATATTCATCCCGTCATCAAGTGGAGTCCCGCCTCCGCTTACCTCGAATACAAAGCCGCCGTAAACGATCTCTGGCATGCGTCCGATCCATGCGCTCTTGAACTCCTCGGCGCCTGTAACATCCAGTAAATACTGAAAGCACTGGCGCTCGCCTTTCGTCCACGTTGCTGTGTCTGTAATCGGTGCCACGCTACCCCTTTGCAAATCGTCTTATGGCCGGGTCAATGCCGAACCGTGTGTACATCTTCATCAGTGCCGCTTCGTTCTTATCCCAGGCGCGGTCGATGTAGTGCGGCCCTTGTACCGGGTCGCTGTTGCCTGGGCCTAGCTTGTAACCGCCTCTGTCTATCCGCTCCGCGTACTTCAAGCTGGCGCCATGCACCACGCCCACTGTCACGCGGCTACTGCCCTTGATCAATTCTATAGAGTTTCGCAGGGTGCCAGGCACTCGCCCTATTTTGTACCGGTATCCTGTGCCCGACGCTTGCGCACGGGTCGGGCTGGTCGGTGTATTTTTTCTGGCCTCTGTCTGTACTACCCTACCAACTTCTATAAGAGCACGCTCTGATCCCGCGTCAATGTTTCGGCCCATCCTTGCCAATCCGGCAATGGCCTGATTCAATCCTTTTGCGCGTATTGTGATCATATAGCTCTGGAAAAAAGGCAGCTCGTCAACCTGATTAGGTGCTAACCTTGGGGGTGGCCTTGGGTTTCTTAACCACTGGAGCCGGTTTCCCCCGGTCCTCCTCGATCAACTTGGCGGTCGGCCCGAACTCTGCACTAACATAAACCGTTGTGTGTACGCAGTTTGGATGGAAGCCGCCGACGCTTGTGTACTCCGCTATATTGGGGAAGCCAGGAGTGGCCCCGGTTAGGCTGACAATCGTACCGACCCATGCCTGGCAAGCCTCATGGCTATTCGAACTAAGCCCGCCAATGATCTGCACCAGATCCCGGCCCTCATCAATCAGGCTGTCCTCGTAGGACTGACGCGCCACGTTGGCCGTGACTGTCCGGTTCATCATATCGAAATAGTTATTAGGCTTCCACTTTCGCCCCGCGGCGTCGATAAAGGCCCAGCTATTAGGGTTCTCACTAGCGTCTAAGACCCTAGATCGCATCAATCGGAACCGCTCGTCAGCCGATAGCCCCGCCACTTCGGCCTCGCGGAACACATCGACCACCGCCGTGCGGAGCTGTCGCACATCACCGTCAAGCATCTTGGACAGTTGCGGGTTGAGTTGGACGTTGACCGCCGCTAACCGCTCGGCGTTGAACGGGTGGATCAACTCAAAGTAATCCTCAAAGTGCTTCTCACTAAAGCTGACAAAGTTGCTACCCTTCACCCCGTCCATTATGCGCAGATCATCGTTGGCGATAGTGTGGAAGACTCCACCGGTGCGCTTGATCACACCCTTGCTCCACCCGTCCAGGTTGCCCTGTAGCCGGTTGTATTCCCCTGCAAGCTGCTTGTAGACACCCTCGCGGATAGTGCGCACCTGTCCGAACTTCTTGTTCCGCGCAGCCGCAACCATCACGCCCTCTATCCTGTTGCGGGCCCGGAGTAAGTGCGCCACCATGGCCTTTTGGTTGTCGGCAGTTTGGCGCGCCAGCACGGCACCACGCTGCGGCCTGGTCAATGGTTTGGTACCTGGCACCGCCTATCCCCTGCCGATCCGTGCCGTTGCCCCGCTCTGCAGGTTCAACCACTTCAACGCCTCTTGGCTCACAGCCTTGGGCACCTCGACCTGCGCATCTCCGGTCTGAGATACACCAGCCCACTTGGGCGCGCTGCTTTCGGCGTTGGCTATCTGGTTGCCGTGCATGAGCATGTGCAATGCTTGGTGATACACTGCGCGGTTGGGGTAGTAGGAGTCGGATGTGCAGACTGTCGCGGTCGTTATGTCGTAGCCGTTCAGCCGCGTCATCACGTCCAGTGCCGATTGTATCCCGCGATCGCGGTCCTGCTCGTCAAAGCCCTCCCATACCTTCTTATCAAGTCGGTCCTTGAAATAGGTATCAGCCAAGTCTCTGGTAATTGTGGTGCTCATTGTTCTCATTCTCCGCTAGTAGTATAGCCGCCAGTATAATCACCGGCATGCTTCTCAAAGGTAAATCAATCAATGCCTGTACGCCTATCACGCCCAAGGCCAGCATCACCAAAGGCTCGCGCCTGTAGTACAGTTGGCGCCCCACCGTCACCATCAAAATAGCCGTTCCGACAACCCCGAAGCTGACCAGTGCGTCAAGGTAATCGCAGTGCAGCATGCCCGAGCCCTTGCCATATACAAGGCTGATAACGTCCACCGAAAGCGGCCCCTGCCGCATCAGGTATGTGGTCTGTATCCATCGATACGACCCGCCGCCGAACCCAAACAGGGGAGAGTCACCGATCATGTTGAGTGCCAGGTCATACTGCCAGACCCTCCTTGTCAATGCCGAAGCACAATGCTGCCATACATCCTCACCGAAATACAGGCCCATAATCAACACCACACCGCCAATAATTGGCAGCAATACAACCCAATACCCCCTGAACTTATAGAGAAACCACCCACTCAAAACGAGAACCAACAGCAACATGGCCGACTCACAGCCGGTATGGTACACGCACATGCAGAAGATCAAGAGTGCCGGGGGCGCACTGTGATAGCGCAAAGTCAGGATGGCCAGGGCCGCATAGAATATCCCGGCTTGGTTAGGGTAGTTGAATATCGGCACGCCCAGGATGTCTAGCACGCCCACGCCTAGCCCAATCACCATGACGCCATCAAGTTCAAACCAGCCGCGCTTTTCGAGGCAGGCCACAAACAGCGTTACCATGCACGCGGTATCTACTGTATCGAACAGACTCAACGCTCGGGGCAATAGTCCAAGCACCTGCAGCCACGCATAGCAACAGAAGGCAAGCCCCCACCACCTGCGCCCCCGCACAAGCGGGAACACACAGAATGGAAGTATATACAAAGCGGGGGCAACCTTAAAGGCTGCCCCCGTCAGTGCTACTACGAAAAGTAGTACAATCGCCATCTTAATAGGTGTTATTTACGTCTACCCACTCAGTCGCGCTGATCGACAGAAGTTCAACCACATCGTATGGTGACATTTCGATGGTAGTCGAAGCGCCGCCCACAATCGATGTGCCGGGGTCGAGCGTGATTGTAGTTGTGCCTACGTTCACAATCCGAGCCTCAACACCAGCCGCAGCCGGTGCAGCAATCAGAACACCAGTCGCTGTTGCGGCTGCAGTCCACTCATTGATCCCGCCAACCACTGTGTTGGTTGATCCTGTCACTATCGCTGTGCTAGTGGGGGCGATCCCGCCTTCTGCACTACGAGGAGTCAGGTCGGCAACAGCGCCTATCGCACCAACCAGAACCATCAAACTCACTACTAGGATACTATTTCTCATCTTTCGATTCCTTCTTCTTTTTCTTGGGTATATCGATCTTAACTTCAGGGGCAGGGACGGGCTCTACCGCCTCCTGCTTTTCCCCCGCCACCTTTAGTTTCGGTGTGAAGTTCATTATACAACGACAACAGTTTCGTTGAAGTTGACATCGATCAACGCGGCGTCCTGATACACCTTGTATCCGGCAGCCAGGCGACCACGGATGGCGTTACCATAACGCTCTTTGACTCGGCCAAGATCCTCGATCATCTCAGGGGTCATGTATGTGCCGAGTGCGATACCGTAATTCATAACACCGCAAAGCCCGTGAGTCGTGCTTGTCTCAGTCGTGCAGTTGTTGGATATGAATATGCGGAATCCGTTAAGCGTGAACGCACGCTGTCCACCGGCCAGGAGAACCTGATCGCCGAGCAGTGTTTCGCGGCCAGAGACATAAGTGTCAATAGCTTCGCCAAACCCAGTAGGCCCAACAATGTAAGGCATGCCATTAGCATCGACCTTGCTGTCACGCAAAGTCTTGCGTAGCTTCGCCAACAGTGACGGAACTTCGGCGCAAGTGTTCTTTGTGAACTGCCATGATGTACTGGAACCGTCCGAGAACGAATCAGAACCAGCGTTTGCATACTCACCAAGAATTGCCGTATCTAAAGCAGCACTGAGCTGAAATGCCCCGTTCTGCGCATAGGCTGCCTGGTAAGGAATCGTAGTTTGCATCTTGTTCGAATCGAGCATGATCAAACCAAAGCCCTTGTCAAAGTTCTTCGTGACTTGGGTTTCAGCATCGGTCTGTGCGCTGTATGTGATGTCCGTTGAGTCGTCCACATCGAACGTTGTCACGTCCGAAGGACTGATTATATTCCACTGATTCCCGCCTTCCATAGGAACGATATTAGTGTTACAGAACTGCGATGCCACGTTCATGGTGGTCAGAAACGCATCAATCTCCTGTACCCATAGTTCTTGCTGAATGTATGTCAAACTCATTTTCTATCCCTTTTGTTCTGCCGCGTCAGCGGCCTTCCACGCTGCGTCCAATCGAGGGCGCAGCTCATTATAGTCACTATTCTTATTGAACTCGACTTTAGTGCCAGCTACTGCCTGCACCTTAACGTCGCTTCCTGCCGGTGTAGTCCCGGCTCCACTGGATGCCCCACTATTCATCAAAGGCGCGTACTCGGTCTTGAATGTTTCGACTAAGGCGTTCGTTACGTCAGCATCGCCTAGGTCATCTGTCTCAATGTCCTTTAGGTGATCCGTCAGCAACGTGTTCCTCAGTTTCTGATTCACGCTGTCGAGCCACGGTACTTGCACCTTGCTGAGTGCTGCGTCCCGGCGTGTCGCCTGGTGCGCTGTCTTCTCGGCTTCGGTCGTTGCTGTCTGTGCTTCTATCTTTGCATTAGCCCGCTCAATATCCCTCTTGAGTTTTTCGACTTCGCTGTCACCCGCTTGGGCAGCCTCCAATTGGTCTTGTGCCTCTTGAAGTTGGGCTTCCAGGTCTGTCTTTGTGGCTTCCGCTTTCAGTCGTTCTTTCTTCGACTTTGCATTAGCAGCCGCGTCAATGTCGGGTTCTTTATAGTCAGCCATAAACGTCTTCTCTTCGGCTGTCAGTTCTTCGCCCGCTATAATCTTCGCCAGTACCTCTTTGATTGTCATAGACCATCCCCATGTTTAGTGCCGTGTTGCGGCGTCCACCCGAAAGCGTCGGGATCACGCACCCCGCAGATATAGCTGCGTTGCCTATTCTAATAAAAATCTTTTAGCGTCAACCTATACTATATCCCCGGAGTCGGTTGCTTGGTCATCTACGCCATCGCTAACCCTGGCCGCGGGCGTCAAATCGATAGGAACCTCAAAGTCCTGCTCCGCGATCTCCTTGTTCAGTGCCGCGTCCTGTTCGGGCGTCAGGCTCATGCTGGTTATGTCCAGCGTGTTATCTTTCACGCCTTTCAGCACCAATCGACGCAGCCCGTCAGGTAGATCCATGCTTGAGGCAAGGGTCAAAGCCTTCATGTTCTCGTACAGGTCAAGCACCTGGAACTTGTCAGCGTACACGGGCACAATGGCAGGGATAGTTGAATCCCACTCGTGCATCAACTCCCATGCTTTTGTCTCGGCCTCTGTGATCTGCTGAGTGTAGAATCGTAGCACGGCCTGCGGGTCGAGGTGGTCGAACATCCGAGACTCTGCCGACTCGGAAAAGTTCTTATTGAACCCAAGGTGCAGGCCAACGGTGTCAAAGAGGATCTGGCGCTTGCGCTCTAGCTCGGTCTGCATGGCCTTGATAGCCTCGCTTGGTGGCCCGATATACCTGGAAATCCCCTTATCGTCCTTACTCTCAAGGATCGCGTTGCTATAGCCCAGGATGCCTTGCACCTTGGTCGCCATATCCGCGCCGCCATTCTCGCCGGCCATCTCGTCCTCTGCGATGCTGGCTGGCAGCACCGGCTGGGCGAATACGCACTTATGATAGAGTGTGTCAAGGCAGCTTTCCAGATCCAGAATAGCTCGCTGCACGTTCTCAACGTCATCGTACCAGTGCGGCTTGCCCGTGATCTGTCCGACCGGCACAAACGGCACCTTGTCAAAATCAATCTTGGTCACAACTGGTTCGCCCTTGATCGTAGCCCCGTCCCTCACCGCAGACTCGCCAGGATCAATCTCGTACTCGGTCATCTTGCCCGGTTCCCATAGGCGCCTTACATGCTTCATTACGGGCCCAGCGGTTGGGTCGGAGTTGTCTTCGCTACAGCCTTGAGTCATCAACCACAGTAGCTCGCCCTTGGCGTCGAACGACCAATCTACCACATCCAATGCCCCGTACATGATCCAATATGGGCGTATCTTCTCGGCCTTCGCCTTTGACATGCTGATCTGTCCGTCGATCTTTGGTGCGTCTATGCCTATCCAGCACCAACTACCGGCGATGATTTGCTTGAGAACGTCGGCCATAAACGAGTTGATCGTCCGGCCCTGTCGGTCAATGTCCCGTGCGATGTCTGGGTTGATCAACCCTTCCCTTGTCGGCGGCTTCTCAAATACATATTGCGTGATCTTCTCGGCCACGCGCCCAGCATGGTTAGCCAGGTACGCCCTGTGCTTACGGCCAGCCGCTCCGATATTGCCTATCGAATCGAACTTCTTATCGTCCTTAATTCCGCTTGATCCGCCCCAATCAATCGAACTTTCGGAGGGGAATCGGCTCAAACGCGCATCTATATAAGGACGGCCACCGGCAAGCACCAATAGGTTCCAGGTCAGGGGGATCTGCCTAAGTGCGTAGATCCGGTTGACACGGTTGGCGATTACTGCTTGGGGTGTGGTAAGTTGGGCCTCTGCTCCTGTTGGCTTGGAGCATCCGGCGTCTGAAACATGGGAAATCTGTTTTGGGGCTATGGGCATAAGCTGACCTTTCCTCTTTAATGAAAAAGGAAAACGTCAACCAGTGGTGGTGGAATGGAGCCCCAGCCGGGAGTCGAACCCGGTCCACGAGGGTGAAATCCTCGCATCCTAACCGTTAGAATCACTGGGGCATGGAGCCGGGAGCAGGGATCGAACCTGCGACCTAGTGATTACAAATCACTGGCTCTGGCCAAACTGAGCTAACCCGGCAAAAATGGTAAGGCAGGAACGGCCATGCATTGCCTTTACAGTATCAGTGATCCACCAGGGAAGGAACCTTTTACAACAATGTTATACATTCCGACCTCCCGTACTGCTTTCACTACTTACCCTGCCTGCCTGCCTAATAACAACCAACCCGTCAACAGGGGGGCGCCTCACCGTCTCCTTACGAGCGAGCTATAGGCAGGCCACTCCCAGCCTTACTTACCCCATGCACGGGGCGTTCAATGCGACTCCTGTTTAAATGGTCGGAGGAGCAGGATTTGAACCTGCGATGTCTCGGTTCCAAACCGAGTGCCCTAGCCAGACTGGACTACCCTCCGATATGCTATCCTTTGATTACGGCCAAAGGCTTCAACTTCGTCACTATCTCAACAAGATCCGACTGCGAATCCATCACAACGTCAATGTCTTTATACGCCTGGGGTGCTTCGCCAAGGTCTACATTCCCCTTGCGATCCTTTCCCCACCGACCAAAGACAACGCCTTCCATTGCCGCATTACAATCATCTTCCGTCAACGTGCGCGAGGCAGCCATTCGCCCCATGCACCGGCCAGCCCCGTGTGAACAGCTTTGATAGCTCTCAGGGTTGCCAAGACCGCGTACTATGTATGAGCTTGTCCCCATTGAGCCGGGGATAATGCCAAGCTCTCCGGCACGGGCAGAAGTTGCACCCTTGCGATGAATCCATACATTCTTTCCAAAATGGTTTTCCATCGTTGCATAATTATGGTGGATGTTGATAGCTGGCTCACAGTCACAATATTCCAGATCCATCAACCCTATCACCTTGCGCATCATCTGCCAACGATTCTCTAGGGCAAAATCAAGAGCAAAGTTCATTGCCTCGATATATTCTTTTGCCTCATCTGAACCGTGGGGGAGAAAGGCCAAGCCGTCTTCACCCTTGAATGGACACACAACAGAATGGAACTTGGTGCATAATGCCTGCGCCATTTCGTTATAATGCTTGGCAATCTTGTACCCGAAGTTACGGCTACCACTATGGATCATCACCCATAGCTCGCCTTGATCGGAAGCCTGAAACTCTATGAAGTGGTTGCCTCCACCAAGAGTACCCAATTGCCGTGACGCCTTCTGTAATTCTTTTCTGAGCACCGAAATGTCGGGGCAATCGTCGAAGCCATCCCACTCCTGCACCTCCTTGTGGTGCGTGAATCCGACAGGTATGCTCTCGCGCACTTCGCCCATCAAATACTTTCGGTTCTCTATCCCGAAATTGTCCACGCTCCGATTCGTGTTTATGGCAATCATTCCACAACCAATGTCAACGCCCACCGCGTTAGGTATCACATCATGGCAGGCAATTACCCCGCCGATCGGCATACCGTACCCCTGGTGGCAGTCAGGCATTAGCGCAACGTGATGAAACATACTCGGATGAATCGCTAGATTATGAGCCTGCTCCGCTGCCCCATCCTCTAAGTCCTTGCACCATGACTTGATCGGTATGCCGTTTTCTGGTTTCCATACTTCCATAACTCTCTCCTTATATTCCCCACACCATACCAAACCCAATCCAACCTGTCAACCCTATAGCGGCACCGCCATGCTTGCCCGCCGCCTGTCTATCCCCGCCACTATATACCTGATCGTGTCCATGCAATGGTCGTTGCCATCCTCCGGCGCGTCTTTCTCTGAATTCTTGTCCATGCAGTAGGAATCAAACTCGTCAATAGCCTCGGTGCAATACTGGCAGACTTCCAACCCTGGCCGTCCATTGTTCACTTCAAGGCGGCGCTTGACCCGATCGACCCCGGCCATGGTCGGCCTGTCCTTGTGGGCTGGCCTGCTATACACATGCTCCGACCGCAGTGTCGCCGCATCCTCAGCGTCATGGTCGGCCACCGTCCAGGTGATAGGCTCGTTGGGCAGGTGCAGGTACTTGATCCGCTCTGCGTGTTTCGATACGATCACCTTGCGCTTGTAGTAGCAGCGATGTAAAAGCAGCCCTTCCTGTAGGCGTGCGACCCATAGGCAGACAAACGGATCACGGAACCCGAAGTCAATGCCCCTATAGTTCCCACGCGCCCGCCATTCGTTCTTATCATTCCAGAGCCTCGGGCAGCGTTCCGGCTTCTCCTTTGCTGTGCACCGCTTGCAAACGTGGACATCCTCGTCCCACTCGTCATATACGGCGCCATCATTAGAACACCACTTGCCTTTAAGCATGCGCTCGCGCCTGACCCCCGTCATGGCCTCATACCGCGAAATCGCTTTCTTGCTAAGATGTTGCGCGTTGTCCATGGGCGTCCACCCGCCCAACCGCCCCCATGTGTGGGCATCGTCCATGCGCTCGCCCGTCTCCGGGTCAACGTGTTGCACGCCCACCTTGTAGAGGTAGTGCCTTGGCCCTTTCGGGTTGGCGTCAAACCACGCTTGAACGTTGATCTCGTCGGGCAGGTAGTCTCTCTGACCCTTGCACCGTGGGTCCACAGAAACCTTTTGCACCAGCCGCGACATCAGATCATCGATCACCGCCCACTGGAACTCGGTTGCCTCGTTGAACCACATGGTCGCATACTCGCGCCCGAATATCTTGCGCACCCGCTTGGAATCGTCACACCCGTCGCACATGATCACGGACCCGTTCCGCAGCGTACAGGTCAGATCCTCCTTGTTCAGCACATACGCCTTGGGCACATACGGGTCTATATATCGCTGCAGGTAGTCCATCATTGTCTTTTTATAGATAGATAGGTAGCAATGGTTGACATTCTTCCGCAGGATGATGTGCTCGCTCTTGGGGTACATCCATGCGCGATAGAATATGCGGTCAAAGAAAAGCTCGGTCTTGCCGGATCGACCGCCACCGTCGAACAGGATGTTGTCGATCTCCATGTTGTTGAGGATCTTTAGACCTTCAAGTTGTTTCTTGGTGTAGATTAGTTTGGCTTGGGGCATT